GTCGGCGGGCGTACGGGCGGACATCCTGTTCCGGGTCAATGAGGACGAGTACTCCGGCGAGATGACCGTGGTCTACGACAGCGTGTCGTACAAAGTATCACGGATGTACACGGACAAGGGCCGGGTCGAACTGACCTGCACGAGGAGGTGAGGCCGTGAGCGTCAGGAGCAGCGTGGTGGCGGCACTCACGCCGACCGCGCCGGTGTACTGGCAGAAGTGGAGCGGCGACGACGCGCCGCCCGCGAAGTACTTCGTGTTCACCACCATGACCGTGCCGGACGAGTGGCACGACGACGCGCAGAAAACGCGCAAAACCTACGTCTACCTGAATCTGTACAGCGAGACGGACTACCTGAGCCTGGTCCCGGCCATCCGCACGGCGATGGAGACGGCGGGGTTCGTGCCGGTCGACGAGCGGGACGTGGGCGACGGCGAGGGGCAGTCCACCGTGCACGACAACTACCACCTGAGCATGACGTGGTCAATCCGGGAGGCGGTCTGATGGGTGTAGAAATGACGGGCTTCCTTGAGCTGACCGACGAGATCGAGAGGATGGCAGGCCAGTTCGTCGACGCGGGGCTGGAAGGACTGGACGCGATCATCCGGTCCGGCGCGGAGCCGATCCTGAATCAGGCGAAGCTGAACTGCCCCGTTCGAAGCGGCGTGCTGAAGGACAGTCTGAAGATTGCGACCCAGAGAAGCGGCTCCAAGTTCAAGGCCCGCATTGGCGCCCAAAAGGGCGGTCCGGGTTTCTACGCCACGTTTGTGGAGTACGGACACGGAGGCCCGCGCCCGGCCGGGCCGCATCCCTTCCTGGCACCTGCCTTCGACGCAAAAAAAGAGGATGCGTACAGCATCATCAAATCGGCAATCGAGTCCAAATTAAATCTATGAGGTGAAAGCAATTGGCTATTAAATCAACCATCGGCCTGAGAGATTTGGTCACGGCAGAGCTGCTGACCGACACCGTAGCCGGAACCACCTACGGCGCCGTGGAATCCGTCGTTGGATCGATCAACATCGAGATCAGCGACGACTCTGGATCGGCGAACGTACAGTATGCGGACGACGCCGAGTTCGATAGGCTCTATCCGCTGCCCAAGCTCTCGTTCTCCATGGAGATGGCAGACATCCCGCCCGCCATGCAGGCGAAGTTCTTCGGGCACGCAGTTGACACGAATGGCGTGGTCGTATCCTCGCAGGACGACATCCCGCCCTATCGTGCATTTGGGTTCAAGTCAAAGAAGGCGGATGGCACGTTCCGTTATGTCTGGCTGCTCAAGTGCATCCCTGTCAAACGGTCCTGCGACCACTCGCACAATACCGAGCAGGGCGACTCCGTCGAGCGCCAGACCGGGAAAATCGACTGGGAAGTGGTCCCGACTGTCTACACCGGGGAATACCAGTACATGGTGGACGACGACACCGCGGCCTTTGCCGGCAGCAAAGCGACATTCTTCAACGCGCCGTATGTGGCATCTGTGTCCGGCGACCTGGAAATCACCACGCAGCCGCTTGACCAGTATTTCGCGGCGGCGGCAGACGGCAGCCTGATCGTGGAGGGCAGCAACACCCCGTCCTACCAGTGGTACAAGCCGGTCACCCGGGCCTACGACGGAACTGAGTCTGTGCTGACCGGAAATGCGACCGCCACGCTCACCATCCCGAGCGACCTCGCGACCGGCACGCACTACTTCTACGCGAAGGCGTACAAGGCGGGGTACCGAGATGCATACTCCGAGATCGTAACGGTCATCAAGGGCGCCACCTAACCTATCCGGGGCGGGGGGAAACCCTCGCCCCCATTTCTGATTGGAGGCGGTATGTTCACAATCACGGTGAAGGGAAAAACCCACAAGGTCGAGAAAGTCACGCCCAGGGCGCTCTACGAAATGGGTCCGGCCCTGGACATGTTCAACAAGATCAGCCTGGCCACGCAGAAGGCGCTCAAGGGCGAGGCGGACGAGTCCGCGCCGGAGGACATCAAGCAGGCGATGGACGCGCTGCTGGACTGGTTCGTCATCTTCTGCGGGAACCGGTTCACGCGGGACGACCTGCTGGACGGATATGCCGCGGACAGCATCATGACAGACATCGGCGTGGCGCTCAGGGCCGTCCAGATGGGCGTGACGGAGGCCATCCAGTCGTTCCCTACGACAGCGGGGCAGTCAAAAAAGACGCTGGAAGCGGCGACCACGGCGTCCGCGGCCTCGCGATGCAAATCTATTCTGATTGCCTTGAAAAAGGCATTCCGCCGCACGTAGTCGACGAGATGGACGCCTGCCAGTACATCCGCATCCGGATGTGGCAGCTCAGCCAGCTCCACCCACCGAAGCCACCCAAGACGATTGAAGATTGGATCCATTAAGGAGTTGACATAAATGGCCGAAAACGTGCGCGAGCTGGTTGTGACCCTGAGCCTGGATGCCGGGACGTTCTCGAGAACCTGTACCGATATCAATAACCAGATCAAGGGCGTGCAGGCGGAGTTCGACGCGATTGTTGGCGGCGTGGACAACTGGCAGAGCACGATGACAGGCCGCGAGGCGAAGCTGAGGGCGCTCAACGAGACACTGAAGTTGCAGCAGACCAAGATCACCGCGATTGCCGACGAGCTGGACAAGGCCAAGACAGCGCTGGACGCGAACCCCACGGACGTCAAGGCCGCGCGGAAAGTGTCCAACCTCGAGAGGCAGCTGAACAACGCGAAAACAGCGGCGGCCAACACTAAGGCTGAAATCGAGAAGCTCAACCTGATCAGCCTGCAGCAGTTCAGCCAGAAGATGACCGCGCTTGGGAGAACGCTCAAGTCGTTCGGGCGCAAGTTTTCGATGTATATCGGCGGCCCGCTGGCGGCGCTTGGCATCAAGTCGTTCAACCTGGCGCAGGACTACGAGGCCGCGATGGCGCGGCTGCAAATCGCGACAAAAGGGTCTGAGGACACGATGAGCAGCCTGGAGACGGCCGCGCTGAACATGTCCAGCGAGATTCCGCTGTCCTTTGTCGAGATCGTTGACCTGATGACCACGCTGGCGCAGGCCGACGTGCCGGTTGAGAACCTTGAAAACGTGGCGCGCGTGATGGCGTCCCTGGGGGCGACTTCAGATGTTGGCATTGAGGAAAGCGCGCAGGGGATCATGCAGTTTCTGACTGTTACCGGAGCATCGCAGGGCGAGATTGAAAACATGGGCTCAACGCTGCTGGCGCTGGGGAACAGCTCAGTAGCGACCGGAGCCGATATCTTCGCCATGGCGCAGAACATGGCGGGCGTTGGCACGCAGGCCGGGCTCATGCCGACCGAAATCCTGGCGCTGGCCGCTGCGTTTTCGTCTTTTGGCATCGAGGCGCAGGCTGGCGGCACAGCGGCCGGCAAACTGATGAAGGAGATGCAGCTGGCCGCTGAAACCGGGGAGAACCTTGAGGGGTTTGCCAATGTTGTCGGAGTGATGGGGGAAGAGTTCACGGCATTATGGGCATCCAGTCCGGCCGGAACCATGCTCAGCTTTTTTGATGGGCTTGCCTCTGGGGCTGCGGATGGGAATACATCCGTGCTGGCGATGCTGGACTCCCTGGGGCTGACTGAGGCGCGACTGAGCACCCTTATCGCGACTGCAGCCTCCAACCCGGACTTTTTCGCGACCATGCTGGAAACAAGCAACACTGCCTGGGAGGAGAACACGGCCTTGGCCGAGGCGACGGCGACCGCATACTCAACGAGCCAGGCGCAGACGGACGTATCGCTCAACAAAATGGAAAACACGGCGGCAGATGTCGGCGAGAACATTGTGGAGGTGCTGCAGCCGGTCATCACAGCGGTCGGCGACCTGGCAACGAAGTTCGGGGAACTCGATGAGGCGACCCAGTCCAGATGGGTTGCAGTCGGGGCTGCGCTGGTCGCGCTGGGGCCGGCGGCGGCTGGCATTGGGTTGGTTGCCGATGCGGTTGGGAAGCTCGTTGGGTTTGCGGCCAAGATCAAAGAGAAGGACGTGACCAATTTCAGCGGGCTCAGCGGCGCGTTGAGCGGGTTTCTCAGCACGCCGGCGGGCGCGGCCATTGGCATCTCGGTCGGGCTGACCGCGTTGTTTGGGGTACTCAAGGCGATTACTACGGACGTGGACGACATCTTGGCGAAGCTGGGAAACGTGCCCATCATCGTGGACGACGCCTCTAAAAAGGAGGCGCTGGCGGCTATCGCGGAGGTACAGGCCGCCGCGGATAAACTCAGCGGGGCGGCGCTTGGCGAGGAATACGCCGGGACCAGCATGGCGGTCAAGGCCGGGTATGGAACATACGCCATGTTCGGCGCCGCAGTCGGCTATGAGAAGGAGCTCGCGCAGCGCGCCATTGCGGACGCCGCCACCGCTTACGCCCCCGCAATTGCCGACCTAAACCAGCAAATCGGGGACGCCGTGCTGGCGGGGGACACAGAGCTGGCCGCAACGCTTGCAGGGCAGAGGGACGCCAGGCAGGCGCTTTGGGACCAGTCTAGGGCGGACGCGATGGCCAGCTACACCGCGGCCATAAACGACCTGGTCAACGGCATGATCGGGAAAAACCCAGAACTCACAGCGCAGCTGGAAGAGGCGGGCAGGGAGTACGACCTGTTCAAGGCGGTGTCCGATGCGATGCAAACCAATACATCTGAAGGGTGGGCAAGCGTTTTCACGCCGGAGGTCATCGCGCAATACCTTCCCGACATGAAGGACTTGGACGAGGTCGACCCGGAGATGTTTCCGACCTACGGAGAAAAACTGTCCGGAATCCTGATCAAATCACTGTCAACCAACCTTGAAGCCGCTGGAGAAAACTCGGCGGTTGGCACCCTGATCCAGACGCTGCTGGACGACCCTGGCAGCATAGAACTGTTGGACGTCACTGCGCTTCAGGGCGCGCTGGACGGCGCCGTGGAGCTGCTGGACTGGAAGGCGGCGGGTGGACAGGGGAAGAACCTGACCCAAGGACTTGCGGACGGCGCAGCTGATGGGTCTGCCGACCTGCTTGGACCAGCGATGAATATCCTGCGGGACAACACGGTCAAGGCGCTTCAAACCGCCTTCGAGATGCAGAGCCCGTCCAAACTGATGGAACGCGAGGGGTTTAACATTTCCGCGGGCGTGGAGCAGGCGATACTGCTGGGAATCCCGGCCGCGTCCATTGCCATGGCTACCCTCGGCGCGGCGCTGACTGCCATCGCATCGTCGCAGGGCGCGGCGGCCGGGAGCGCCTACGGAACGGCGTTTGGAAGGAGCGCGTCCTTCCGGCTGTCGCTGGCCATCAGCGACATCAAGCGGGAGCTGGCGGCGCTTGAGCTCAGGATTTCGCGCGGCTACGGCGGAACATAAGGGAGGGCGGAATGGCATACTTCAGTTTTAACGGCACGACCTCCTTGAGCCAGGGCGTTGTGGTGCTGGACTACCCACCCATCATCAGGGCCGCCGCGCGGGTCGAGACCGTGGAGATTCCGGGACGGAGCGGCGTGCTGACCCTGCACAACCCGCTAAAAACCTACAATACCATCGAGAAAACCTTCCGGTGCAGACTGCTTTCAACCGCGTCTCAGATTGCGGTATCAGCGTGGCTGCAGGGGGCCGGAACACTGATCGTCGGGAATGAGCCGACCTACGCCTATACGGTTGTCGACGTGAACGAAATCACGTTCGAGAAAATCATGCCGGGGTACGCGGACCGGGTGTTCGAGGTCACGTTTGTCTGCCAGCCGTGGAAGGAACTGGCGGTGCCGGGCGAGGATATTACGCTGACCACAAACCCGCAGACGATCACGTCAGTGGCGACGATGGATTCCCTTCCGCAGATCATCCTCACCGGCACCGGAACGGTCAAATTGGAGGTCGGCACGTATGCCATCCAGCTGACCGGGATGAACAATGCCATCCCGGTATTGATTGACTGTGAGGCGATGACGGTGACCAACGTGGCGATGTCCATATCCTATATCAGCTCCATGACCGGGAGCTTCCCGAAACTGGTGACCGGGGACAACGTTATTCAATCGACCGGTACTGTGGCCAGCGTAGTCATCAAGCCGAGGTACCGCTGGCTATGATTACGATTTACGAAAAAAAGGCGACAAAGTTCCATACCAACGGGCTAGGCGTGTTGATTCCGTCCTCCTGTACCGTCACGGAGGAGGCCAACGGGCAATACGAGCTCGACATGGTCCACCCGATGGGCGACGACCTGCGGTATACCCTGATTGAGCCGGAGCGCATCATCAAGGTAAGGGTTCCGGTTCGGCTGACACCGTTCACCACGATCAAGCAGGTCACAAACACGGTGACCTATACTGTCAACGCGGAAACGCCGATGCTGGCGCGCGATGGCGCGGATTCGGAAGAGCTGGAGCTGCTTGCTGCCGGAGACACTGTCACCCTGATGTCGACCGGGGCGACCTACCACCTTGTCACTTCGTCAAGCGGGGAGACGGGGTACGTTCTGGCGACCGACCTGACCTACACGTCTACAGTTGCCGGAGAACCGGACGAATCCAAACAGACCGGGATGATCCGGAGCCAGTTATTTCGGATTTATCGGACCGAAAAGGACACGAAATCCCTAACAATCCGCGTCTATGCCAGGCACCTGTTCTACGATTTGTTGTGGCACAGCCTGCGCGTTTGCAACATCTCCGTGCTGACGCCGGTTCAAGACGTGTTGACTACAATCGACGCTGCAATTCAGATTCCAAACAAATTCAGGTTCTATACGGACAGCGCATGGAAGGTCAAGAAGGACTTCAGCCAGAAGAACGTGGCAGAGGCGCTGCTGGATCCGGAGGAGGGGCTCGTCAACTACCGCAAGCCCACGCTGAAAATGGTGCGGGACAACTTCAATGTCTTTCTGATGAAGGCGGGCGGGAAAACCCGCAACGACCCAATCTTGCACGGGAAAAACCTGCTTGGGGCGACTGCCGAGGTCAACTACGAAAATGTGTACAACCGGATCACGCCCATCTGCCAGAACTCCGCCGGGGCGCCGTACTACTACACCTCTCCCACCTACATCGACAGCCCGCTGCTGAACACTGGCACAGACATCATCCGGCAGAAAATCATCAAGTACGACGACATCAAAATCGGACAGGAGAACGACGACGGCGTCATCTATACGACCACGTCGGCCCGGACAGAGATGGCGGCGCGGGTGGCAAAAGAGTGGGCCAGCGGCATCGACAAGCCGGAGTACAACATGAAGGTCGACTTCGTGTTGCTGGGTGACACAGAGGAATACGCAGCCTACTCAAACCTGGACCGGCTGTATATCCACGACACCGTACAGATCATTGACAGCCTGCACGACATCAGCGTATCGGCCGCCGTGACCGGCTATGAGTACGACGTGCTGACCGGACGCTACCTGAGCATGACGCTGGGGTCAACTGCGGGCAACAGGAGCCAGCGCATCGTATCCGGCTATCAGATCAAGCCGGGCTCCATCCCCGGCGCAAAAATCGCGACGACCGGCCTTGACCTGAGCCTGATCAACGTGGGCGGACAGCCGCTGACCGTTGGGCCGAGGAACTACCTGGCCTACTCTGACTTCGGGCGCGACGCGCTGGCTTTGGGATGGACCGCGGAAAACGCGACAGTATCGCAGGGCGCAGGGAACCTGACATATCCCGTTCCGGCGTCAGCCCACGGCATCTGGTCAGCGCCGTTTACGCCACCTACGCTGGGGCAGTGGACGCTGACGTTCTTCGCGTCCGGGCCAGAAGGCATGGTACTGGACGACATGAGGCTGCACGACATCGACGCGGACACGGAGTACGACCTGGCGGACTATATCGGCTGGGTACCTCCCGTGCTGACGGCCACACGGACACGCTACGAGATCACGTTTACCGCGACCGATGCAATCACCGCGCAGGCCAAAATCCTGTTTGGCGGAACCGACCAGACCGCGGGAAACATCACGATCGACAGCCCGATGCTCGCCCGCGGGAATGTTGCGTATGATTGGCTTCCCGCGCCGGAGGATTCTTCCCGGGGCGTGGAGGCCAGCGGGATCAGCATCGGCGCCGACCATGTGGACATCTACGCATCCGGCATCCTGAGCGCAACCGGCAGCAGCGTTGTTTTCAAGACGAACGACCTCCAAATTAACGCAGACGACGCGGACGAAACCGAGATTATGTCGGTCACGCCAACGGGAATCAACATCGGCGCGGAGTATCTGCATGGCAACCGCATCCGCGGGGATGTGGTCAACACCCATCCCGGGACGACCGTTTACGCGGACGCGGGCATCCAAACGGCGATTGACGGACTTGGCAAATACCTCAGCGCCCCGACTACGGTGTATGTCAATTCCGGAACATACAACGAGCACATCGTCATCAGCGGGTTCTTCGGCGACATGCTGACAATCAACTTTCAGGACAATGTAAAAATCAACGGTTCCATCACGGTGGTCGGGAACGGATACGTCTACCTCAACGGCGGGGAGACCGTCAAGACCATA